GCGTTTACAAGATTTGCACTAAGAGATCCAATCTGTGCTGAAGTAATAGAAGCTGCTTTTATAAATGCTTGGTCAATGTACACGCCCGCCGGGTTACCAGCTGCATCTGTACTTGTAAGCACAGTAAACGGAACTATGTCAGATCCACCAGCGTTTGGGTTACGTATCGTTACCTGACTTGCTTCAAATATTATGTTTGATGTAGAAGTATTATTAGACAGGTTATTACTAGAATCCGCCATCAAGTACATACCAGCTACTGCGCCGTTGGCATTAACCGCTACACCATAACCAGCTTGTGAACTTGTTCCGTTTGTTACTGCATTTTGTACTGCTGTTACTGAAGCAGTAGAAGCTTTACCAGTTAAAGCATTATTAGTAGATGTTTCTAACGTAGTTATCGCTGTAGCATTTGCTGCATCATTCGTAGCTCGGGTGCTTGCTTCAGAAGTTATAGCAGCTTGGCTAATTACATCTCTTACGGCTACCCAGTTAGATCCGTCCCATCTGTATTGTTTATTACTGTCGTTTGTATCAAACCAAAGATCACCTGTGTTTACAGCAGTAGGCTCTGAGTTTTGACTAAACACCCTGGGGTAATTGTCGTTTAAAGTATCTCTAACTGCCACCCAGTTACTAGCACCGACAGCACTAGCTCTATACAGTTTATTGTTATCATTAGCATCTATCCACAAATCGCCTACAGCTATAGCAGTAGGAGCGCTGTTTTGTACAAAAGTTTGAGTTTTAGTATCTACAGTAGAAGTTAAGTTAGTAATTAAAGTTGCGTTAGCAGTATCAGCAGTTGCTCTAGCGGTAGCTTCAGTAGCAACAGCTGCTTGAGTAGTTATGTCTCTTACTTCTACCCAGCTAGACCCATTCCACCTATATTGTTTATTGTCATCGTCGCTATCAAACCATAAGTCTCCGGTATTAACAGCAGTAGGAGCACTTGCTTGTGTAAAAACCCTAGGGTAATTATCATTGGCTGTGTCCCTGACTGCTACCCAATTACTAGAACCCACCGCACTAGCACGATACATTTTATTGTTGTCATCTGAATCAATCCAAATATCGCCAACAGCTGTAGCAGTAGGTGCACTAGTTTGAACAAAAGTTTTTGCTTTAGTGTCTACAGTAGCAGTTAAGTTGGTAATTTCACTGACACGTGACGAGTTAGCACTCGTTAAAGTAACTACATCACTTTGTGCTGAAGCTAAAGCAGCCGTAAGACTTGAACCTGTGTAAGATGTACTACCTACAATATTAACTAACGTAGCATCTCGAGCTGCAACCCAAGCATTATTAGCTGCGTTACGTGTGTATACTTGACCGTCGTCCGTGTCATACCAAATATCGTTCGTGGTCAATGCGTCCCCACTAGCACGTTGTGTAGGCGCAGAAGCAGACTTAATGACCGTAGCCGCAGTACCAGTAGAGCTACTAATTAAACTTGTTAAAGTACTGTACCCAGGTAAATCAGCTAATGTTTGCGTAAGATTAGACATAACCGCAGCTATATCAATAGACGTAGTGCCGTTACCAGAAGAACTGTAAGCCCCAAAAACTTCTGAATTACTTACATGACGCACCCAATAATAATATGTTTTAGCGTAGCCTACTTCTTCTGACCAAACAAAAGCCGAAGTAGTATCTACTTTTATAGCATCTCCAATAGAGCTAGTAGTGCTTCTCCATACTTCTGTATTACCAAAATTAGTCATTTGGGGGTTATCCCAAGCTAATATAAAAGAAGTGTACGAAGCAGTTACACTAAAGCCTGTAGGTGTAGGAGGGATTGTAAAATCTGTATAGCCCTGAGTGCCCCTAAAATCTATACCACCAATACCAGCATTAGGATCAAAAGGATTGTCTAGTAGTTCTTGAGCCATACCACTATCAATCAATTCTCTAAGAGTAATAGCCCTATCTCTAGGGTCGCCTCTACGACCAAGACGCACTTCAACTGCTTCTTTTATAGACTCGGCAAATAGTTTTAGTTCAGGATCGGCTTTAGTAGGGACCTTGTAAACCGAAGGGACTTTAGTACCTTTAGTGGCCATTTAGATCTCCCTAAGTTCATCTATAGACTCACCAATACAAATCTCGTTAACAACTTTAGCTGACTCAACTTCTATTTCATAAGTGTTATGTAGTTTACTAGGAAGTCTTAGTATGGGTTCAGTGATGCTTGTTGCACTAAAAGAAGTAGGAGAGCTACCTGCTACAGAAAAAGCACTCCCCGAAGTACTTATAGTAGCGTGGTAATACAAAGTTCCATCTCCGTACACTTTAACTGTAACTGGATATTCTTCCGCTTGCACTTTAACAAAACCCATACTTGTAGGTTTAGGTGTAACAAACTCTTTTGTTTTCCAAGTAAACGTCTTATTAGTAGTAGCGCCTTGGAATTTTTGTATTCTTGGACCCGAACCAGTTTCTACTATTAAGTAAAGCTCGTTATCTACTGGGTTAGTAAAACCACCAGTAGCATCTGTCGTACCTGTTTGAGTCAAAGTAGTAAGGGTGTTTTGTTGCTCTCCTCTAGGGTCAAATATAAATCCCCCATAGTTTGACCCACTTGTATAGAGTCCTACATAACGCCCCTCCCAGAGAAATCCACGTAATGAACTTGGGTAATAGTCTGCTCTCCATTGTTCTGAAGAAAGAATACCTTCAGTAACAACATTTACATCAGTACCTGCAGCTGCAACAAGTCCGTCACCTCCTGCATATAAAACGTAAGGACCCATATCAACCATAGAAGTTTTACTTTGACATGCCTGGGCAGCTTCAATACGTACAGTACTCATAGACTGTGGATCAGTACCTGCAATTAAATAGGGCGTGCCTTTAGTAGTTACTATAAGACCTTGCCCCGCCATTTTAATACCTACAATCTCTTCTTCTAAAGTTATTCTGTAAGCTACAGGCCATGCATGTGGTAAAAATGGTTCAGAAAAACAAATACGTTTGCCTGTAAAACCTGCAAAAATGCCGTTTGGCATTGCAGTCAAACCTTTCATTGGTCCGTCAGGATAGTCAGCACTCACTTCGTTAGGCGGTCCTATCCAATAAGTACTTGGTATAACTTCAGCTAGTTGTGAATTATTTAAAGCATCGGTAGTACTAGCTACAGATAAATTAACTTCTTTAACAAACTGAAATGCGGTGGTATTTGAACCTGTGTTAGATCTATATATTCTTTTTGTAACTAAATTAGTGTTAGTACGTCCAGCTCCAGAACCCGCACTAGTATCCATATTGTTTATAGTTACAGTTTGCCCATCTACTTTATCAAATACTGTAGAAGCTGGAGAGGGAGGACCTTCTTCTCCGTACGCAGACACGAACGTGTAAATGTACGATGTACTGTATTTTGTTTGAGTACCGTCATCTGTTCCAGATACGCTAGTGCCGACAGTACCAGTAGGCGCTGGTATACCTAAACGATACGACCCTCTAGGATATGAGCCTGATCCTGTAGTAATAACAGAGTTGTTAGACATACGAGGAAAAGAAGCACTTTCGCCCGTCCAATATAAACGATCTGTATTGTCACCAGCTATGGGTCCAGGAACTACATCAACTCCTTCGTCTGCCCATTCAAGCCAGTATTCATTACCGCCAGTTCTGTATTTATAAATTGAGTTTTGACCCGCCGTGCTCAGCGTATAGTCATCTGTATTATTACGGATAGGGGTTAAACGTCCGCTGTCGAGTATAACGTCTTCAGCTGTTTGAGCTAAAGTGTCAGCTAATAATCTAGGAGATACTTGTGGGGCTATGCCACCAAATGTTATTAACTTAAAGTAGGCCACATTCTACCCCTCCAAAACTAAGTCTCGTAAGCGGGTACTCCTTGGCCCAACTTGCCTTGCCCATTTTGAATCTAGCATCTCTACGCCAGCTGTTTCCCATTCACCTGCCTCCATAGCAGCTAAAAATTTCCTGAAACCCATCAATCTAGACAGTCCTAAGTTAAAACACATATTGACCATGACTCGTTGTCTTGTGTCAGACAAAGTTTGGAACCAGGGGAATGTACCCTCTAGTTCTTTTACACAAAGATCTATGTCATTACTTAATAAGTAATCAGATTCATCTTCTGTAATACCTCTGTCGTCAACATTTCTACCCACGCCGATTGTGTTTTTCCCGGCGCTGCATTTGTAAAGTGTAAGTACTACACCTTCGTCACGTTTTAATTCTTCTATAAGTTGTTCTCTATTCATCTTTACCACCCCCATTAGATGCCCCAAAGTAAAAACTAATAACTGCTGAGGCTAAACCACCTAAGTACCCGAGTACTAAGTTGATTAAAGCTTCTGAGTTTTGTTCTGGAGGTTGGAGAGTTACTAAGAATATATAACCAAGAAAGCCACCTAGGGTAGCAATCCCCATAATTCTAGTAGTCCAGTCTTTAGAAAAAGTTTTCCTAGCGTCTTGAGTATCAGCTACTTCTAGCTTAAATACATCAACTTCTAGTTCTTTCATCTGAACTTCAAACGCTTGTTCAGCTTTTTTAAGCTCAAGCATTTGTTCAGGTGTTGCAGCTTGTACTGCTTTTTCTATAGCTTTGGGGTTGTTATCACATCCTAAAACGTCTGCAATCATATTTGCGGCCATACCGCCCATTGGTCCGCCTAATGCAGTTCCCAAGGTAGGCGCTACTGCACCTACAATATTCTTTAACAGCCCTTTCATTCATCCTCCACAATTATTTCAGGCGCCTCTTTAATTTTGTCTTCTTTAATATTAGACGAAATCTCTTGAGAGAGTCCCTGTTGTGCTGCCTGGCTCTTTTTAAGCTGGTAAGATTGCTCTACCACTTCGCCTTGTAGCTTAATCAACATGTTAAAACCTTCGATTACCCTAGGGGTTAGATCTTCGGTACTATACTTCTTGCCCTCAAAGTCAATAGTTTGAATCTGAGGTTGCTCGTTCTTTACTTCTTCTGTCATAAGTTACTCCTTAAAATATGTAATTAATTGATTATACCTAATTTTAGCCTTTATACGTCATAGACTTAAGCTTTTCAGGTTTATCACCGTCTTTCTTGGGTACAGTCTCAAGTGTAACAACATCGTTACCCTTATCGTCTTTAGCCCAAACAAGATTTTTGTCTTCGCTAGACATAGATCCTATTACTTCCATCTTTACCTCCTATTGATATATTAATGAAACAGTCGGTCTACTCCTGTAGCTACTATAATTAGTACGTATAGACCTAAAATGTATTTTGTAAACTTGGCATCCATCGCGTCAAACTTTGCATCACCTTTATCTAAACGCTTTTCTATGTTCTCATAGCGTATAGCACACTCTCTTTCGTGTGATTCTAGTTTCTGCATTGTTTCTTTAGTCGTTGGCATACTTTAACTTTCTAGTTTTTTACTTTTAGTATCATAATCTTCATAATCTGATCTCCCAGTTACAAGTGTTACAAAATCAGCTTTTACACTTGGAATAGGGTCGGTAAACGATTCGTCATTCATCAATTGGTCTGTCCATGTATTACGCATATCATTCCAAGATGAATTAATTTTTCCTGTTACTGCTCCATCAATCCAATCCTGAACAGCATGTACTTGATCTAGTAAGATTTTTTCATCTGTCTCGCTTATTGTAATTGTGTATTTTTTATCTGCCATTTTTTATTTCCTCCGTTATCCTATTAAAGCACCCCTAAAATAGGTATGGTTACCATTAGCGTTAATTGTTCCAGATGTTGTACCTGACGCATAAGGATGAAATCCTATTGTATCATTAGCCGCCATTCTTATAGTGATCCATGCTGCTGGGAAGTTACCCATTCCATTCAAGACCATATCTGTCCCTCCTAGTCTTCCCCCAGTACTAGAAAACCAAGCTTGCCCACAAGTAAAGTTAGTATAAGCAGCTGCTACGAAAGAATATACTCCTGCAACTGGTGCAGTGAAGTATCCAGTAGAAGTATTATAGTGGCCGCCTATATTTGTAGTAGCACTGTTATACACAACTACTTGTGCATAACTATTAGATGCATTAAATCCTGTTTCATTGCCACTTCGGTATACTTCAAAGTAAGGTTGATTGGGATGCATAACAATACCATTCGAACCTACATACATAGCATCTACAGAAGCTCCATAGCCTCCATGATACATATCTTTAAATACAAATTCGGAATTACCATTTGTTGCGGTACCAGCATATCGCAAGCCAAATTTACCCATGACATAACCAGCTGCTTCAGCATTTGTCCATGTAATGTCTGAAGTGTGACCAGCATTTCCTGATAATGACCAAGACCCAGGGACAACGATGTCAATAGCACGTAAGTCAGCACTCGCTTGAGTTAATGGTGTGTTAACTGAAAGTTTAGCTTGCGGTGCGGTTGTTTGAATGCCAACTTCACCAGTTGGTTTTATATGTATAGCATTAATCCATGATATTGCATTACCTGCTGTCCCTGCTGCTGCTACTTTATGGGTGATTTGACCGCCTGAATGTTGAGTTAGAGAAGCCGCTACCGAAGCTTCATATTTCCATCCACTATTGTAGTAGGCATTTTGCCCTACATAAAGATCACTACCGCTATGCGCTCCAATATATCCTCTACCGCCAATTTGTAATGATTTATAACCAGAACTCCATGTAGTAATTGAGCTTTTTGCAATACCTACGTTTCCGTCAGAATTAATATGCATTTTTACATCATTATTTATTAGAAATTGATGAGAAGTATCGGTATCGTGTTTATATGCCCAATGACCATCATCATCTAAAAATCCAACATCTCCTGATTCTGCATAAACATAGCCATCAGCAACACCATCATTACCTACAAGAGCAATTTGAGCATACGAGGCTTGTCCTTGTACTGTTACATAAGACCCATCTAATGTGATCAATTTGCTTGATACTATTTGTAAATCTTCTGAACCTGCTGTGGTATTAAAGGTAATTTTACCTTCATCATTATCACCACTATGCCCAAAGTTGATTGCTAATACAGACGAACTTCCTCCTAAAATACTTATCTCAGTATTGTCATCGTCCTCTATAGTTAGAACTGTATTTGATGTAGCTGACCCACCACTGCTTGCTTTTACAAACGCCCCTGTAGTTCCTGTAAGTGCTCCTGTTAAAGTGCCACCAGCTAGCGGCAACTTAGTAGCAATAGAGTTAGTCACAGTAGTAGAGAAGCTAGCATCGTCACCTAAGGCTGCTGCTAATTCGTTTAATGTATTAAGTGTACCAGGAGCTGAATCTATAACTCCTGCAACTTCC